AGAACCGTTCATTAACATTTGAGCATCTTCCATGTTTTCTGCTACACCAACTCCCCATATTTGATAAGGATTGATTTCATAAGGAAATACATGAAAAGGTAATCTTGATGGAGTAAATGGATTGAGAACACATCTAAGTATTATGTTACCACACATCCAAGCATTTACTTGAATTTGATCTGTTTCAGATACGCCTTCAGGAAGTTTTAATCCAACTTCATCTGCAAACTTAGTATCGATTACACCCCAATATTCAAGAACTTCAAATCTGTTTTCCTGATAGTATGGTTCTGTTTCATCATCTCTTATTGTATCTTCGTAGTATTTATCTTCGTAGTTAGGGCCTTTTGCAAGACACTCTTCAATAGCTTGCTTGTTAAAATATGGTCTATTCATCAAAGCTTTTAATTGTTGTCTGTTCATACGGTGTCGTTGTATGATGTACTCACAATCTTCAACACTTGTTCCTGCAGGATCAGGGTGAAAATCCCACAAAGATACTGGCTCTATCTTTGGACACTCTTTTGTGTATGGGTCATAAACTCTGCCCATTTCTGTGCGTGACCACTTGTGTATCTGTTTGTTGTAATTGAGTGGGCCTTTTACAATACCTGTGCCTAACATACACGCTTCAAATATGGCATGTCTAAATACATTCACAGCATTAGTGTCTAAAAGTTGATCGTGGATAAGCTCTTCCATCTTTCGTGCAGCTTCAGCCGCAGGAGATATTTGAGGTTCACCCATACGTGCAGGACCTTCACGTAACGGAGCGTCAGGAAACTTGTCTTTCATACCACCTAAAAAATCTAAACTAGGAGTTGCTTCCGTAGCTCCCGGAGGAAGTTCTCTGCCGTCACCATTGAATCCATACTTATCTACCACCTCATCTAAGGGTGTTTCAAGATGAGCAAATTCAGCTATGCCCTCTGGTATAGGTGTGGATTGAACAACAAGTGGAAATTTTTTATTTGCAAAAAGTATATCAACGATCTGTCCGTACGCAGCAAGAACTTTAGTCTTTGTTATTTTTACAAATACTCTAGATCTTTCTGAATCACGGTATTGTGTCGTTGAATCATAAGTACCTCTGAAGTTTTTGTATGCTTGTAACCATCTTTGCTCATGGCTACGTCTACCATTTTCAGAATCTTCAAATTTACTTTTTATGTACCCTGCAAGTCCGGGCATCAACTCATCAGAGTTTTGAATGTTTATCGGTTCTTCATCTTCAGAATTGATAAACCCTGAACCATATTCAGCCATAATTTACCTCACTTAGAAGTAGTTTCTGTCATCAGCCATAGCGAATAAAGAAGCTTCAACAGTAGGTTTTGTTTGCTTCTTTGGCATATCCTGTGTCAGCACGTCTGGGTTTACATCTGTTGTAAACTCAAGACCTTCTCTATATAGTTGATCAGAACCTTGAGCATCGTCTACTGATACTTTGTCTGAACCCATGATATAGGCTGCACCTTGATTTAAATTTTGTGCCATCGTTAACTCCCTTGATTTAACATTTGCATTTGTTCTTCCAACGATAGTTGGCTCTTTCTTTCAGCTTCTCTGCCGAAATCTTCACTCATCTTTTTTATATTCATTTGTTTTTGTATTGCAAGTTCATCATCTAGTTGAGGTGCAATGTCTTGTCTGAACTGACGTTCTTTGAATACATCAATAACTTCTTGACCCATCTGCTCTTTTGTTTTAAATGGTTCGTACGGATCTCGCTCTGCCGCTGCAACAGGGTTAGGTGCAAAAAACATCTTACCGATTGCAATTTGTGGTACAAAATCTGAAGCAGTCATTATCGAAGCGTTTATGACTGCATCTGTTTCTTCCATACCATCATTTATATATTCATCCTTGTATCCTCTGTACGCCAAGTATGCCAAAGGTGATGTTATAGCTCCCACTGCTCCTACGCTGTATAATTTTGTGTTTGTTGGTTTACTAAACCTTCTTTTAGTTTTTCTTTTTGCTTTTGCTGCTTTGTCTGGGTTGTTTTGCTCCCACTCTTGTAAAGGGGTTGCCTTAACTTCTTTGGGTGCTTCTTTTTTTTGTTTTCTTTCAGCTTCGTTTTTATCTAATTCTTCTCTTCTTTTTTGATTTGCTTCATATAGATCAAGACCCTTTTTTTGTGCTTCTGCTCCACGTAAAAATGCTTGTTGTTCTGTTTCAAAGTCTTGTGCTGCTTTTATTTTACCAGTTCGTTTTTGTTCTTCAGGACTGACTTCTACAGTGCTTGTTAATTTTTCGCCAGTCGGTGATGGCGTAATTTTTATGTCAGGATATATAGCATTAAATGAATCAGGTAAATTTAATTTAAGTTTTTGTCCAAGTTGACGACCATCAGTTACGTTTAAACCTTTTGCAAGCTCTTTTTCAAAAAGTATTAAACCTTTTGTTCTTTCTACGTCACCTTTAGGATCATCGATATCTGCGTAAAAAGTATCCATGACCTTATCAAATTCTTCTGCACTTGTTAGTTTATGACTTATTATTCCTGATGCAGCTTTAGGATTAACATTTTTTATAACATATGCTGCTATTATTCTTCTTAAATCTGTAAAGTCTTTGGGATCTCTATCTAGCTTGTCTAATATTCCTTTTGGAATTTCAGGAAAAACATATTTTTTAAGAGCATTTGTAACTTGTGTTCTTGTCGCCTTAAATATAACTCCATCAGGACCTGCTTCTGCGTGAAGCTTTCTCGCAAGTTCTTGAAATACTGGAGGTAGTGTTTTAGAAGGTCCTGCTTGTTTTCTTCCTGTTCTGTCAGGATTTTCTTGAACTCCTGTTTCAACATCAAAGTATGGTCTTGGCTGACTTCCCATTTCTGCAAGTCGTCTAGTTGTTCTCATACCTATCACATCAGATAATCTAGCTCCAAACATTCCTGCAAATACAGTCGCTCTTACATTGTCGTTAGGTATATTTGAAATGCCTTTTGCCATAGCTTGTATAATATCGGCACTTACTTCTGTTGCTTTCTTACCTAACTTTTTTGCACCTTTTTCACCTGTTTTAGGTAAATCATCTTCTAAAACTTTCTTTATGGCTGTATTTAGGACACTAGATCCTCTAATACCACCCTCGTATATATCATCTAGAGAAACTTGTTTTAAGTTAGATTTTAACTCCGTTGACATCCCTATAGATTGTGCTGCAGTGCCTTTCTTTTTTATTCCAAACTTTTCTTGCATACTTTCGGCAAAATCTTTTGTGTCTGGACTTTCTAAAAATAAAGGAGCAACTCTAAATCCTTGAGAATATATTTTTGCTATGTAAGCTTCACGAACTGTTAGCTTACCTGCTTTTTGTTTATCTTTTATTTCTTGAACGGAAGGTGCGTTTTCAACACCATCAGGGAATAGATTATCTCTGATATATCTAAACGCATTTAGATCTTGTATATTTTCTGCACTTAATTTTTTTATATCAAATTCTTCTGCCATTTATTTAGTACCCAAATGTTTGGTCTTGCATTTGATAGACTTGATTCTTAATACCACCAAGCGTTTTATGAATCGACACATATCCTGTCATCCTTGTCATTAACATATATCGCAGTGCATCGTATGCGTGATCTTCTGCCTTTGTGTCCACATCTTCTGCATTTGTTTTGCTAAGAGGTATACCTGAAAGTTGTTTGATAAGGTTGACACAATTCGGAAATATTCGTAATCTAGGTTCGTCTGTTCGTGGATCATCTGCAAGCCTACGATGTATTTCCATTTTACCTTGCAGTCTGTTTCTGTCTGATGGCATCCAACGTACACCACATCTCATCATTGTTTCTGCTATTGATGGGCCGAACCCTGTCTTGTTCCAACATGATGAGTCAAGCACAGTATAGTGTGGTGTCGGATCTTCTTGTTCTACTTGTAGTATTCTATCTGCCAACTGCTCTGCTGTCAACTGTTTTACGTACAGTTCACGATAAACCCATATATTGTTATCCCAGTCAATAGCACCCCACAGGACACAAGAAGGACTCGCATACCCATAGTCAGCGGCACGTATTCTGGGGAAATTCGGTGGAAGCTCGAAACTCGGTGTAACATGTTTACTCCTACTAAATTCAGGGAAGGCTGCACCCTCTGTCACTTCCCAGTCACCCTCAAGAAGTCGCTTACGCTCGACTTCAGGTAGTGATCTTAACATCGCTTCATATTGTCCATCAGCCAACAAGTATGGATTGTCAGTCAAACGTGCAGGGATGAACCTGCGATAGAAGAGTGGCTCGCCTTCCTTTTCGTGACCTTTGGGCCACAAGAAAGGTCTGCCTGTTTCGATGTCTACTGCAGGAAAAGTGGTGTTGTGTTCAGATGGATCGATGTACATCTTCTTGACCCACCAACCACCGACTCCTCCGGGGTTTGCTGTACAACGCATGTACAGATTACTTTGCAGTTCAGGATCAGTTGCTCTTAGTCGTGAACGGAGATAATCCCAAACGTAAGGCGAGGGATATTGGGTTATCTCATCAATGCCTATCCAGTTAAACGACTGACCCTGAAATCGTGTTACGTCTTTGTCTTTGTCAAGATACGTAAACCAAATTGTTGCACCTGACGGAAAGTGCCACGTTGACTTTGACTCCCTGAACTTTGCACCGGGGAAAGCTTTAGGGTATAGCTGACGTGACTTGTCAATTAGTTCTGTTAGCTCATCCAGAGTACGCCTAAGAAGAAGCCCACGATGATTGCTATTGTGGCAATACCTAAGAGGGTCTGCGAGAAGTGCAAAGCTTTTTCCCCCACCTGCTGAGCCACCGTACAAAACATCTCTTTCACTTGAGGAAAGAAACTCTTCTTGAGGTCCTTCGTTTGGCTGAAAAATAATTTCACGCCCATCCACCAGTTGCTCAAC